AAAGGCTTTCAAATTAATAATGTAGTTAAACTACGTGCCGCAGGATTAGAAGATATATCACTATGATGAAATATTTGCTGACTCCATGGGTATCATTTTTTATTATGTTACCATGGGCAGCACTTATAGGTGAACAAGTATCACACTTTACACCAGGCAAAAATATGTTAGACGAGTATCTAATAATTTGTCAATTATGGCTTATGGCTTGTTTGATAAAAAGTTTAGCAAACAAAATTAGACCAAAAACCGAAGATAAATCGATATAGCCAACGATGATAAATAATATTGTAGCAAAGAGTTTTGCTACTCATCATTGATGATTGCATGATTATAACTGAGTAGTTATATTAACAGGTGCAACTCATTTATCCCTTTATATAAAGAATAAATGTATTCATAGTTTACAGTATGTAAACTTAAATCTAGTCAAATGGAGAATAACAATGACAACATCAACACAATTTGTAGAGCAACTACAAAAAGACAACGAAGCACTTTTCGAAGCTTCTAAAATGAACGTGAAAGCGTATTTCGAAAGCAAAGACAATTCAATGGAAGCTCTAGTAGAGCACTTCACTGGTCGTATGGTAAACGAGCGTATGAACATGGTTGAAATTTCAAACCAAGTTGCGAACATGCCAGCGGACGCTGATCCAATTGAATTACAAAACCTTTCTAAGCAAGCGATGGACGAAGCAATCCACTTCCGTATGGTAAAAGAATGCATCGAAAAAATCACCGGTGAAGAATTAAACGTAGCAGAAGCAATGGCGGCTGAAGCGGCTAAACCAACGGCAAAAGGTGCTGACTTACTAGAAGCGTATGAGGCATCATCTGATGCAGCTGCACTTGCAGTATATCAAATCGTTGCTGAAGGACGTGCGGCAGCAGTATGGTCACAAATGGCTGAAACAATCGAAGATTCTTTCATCTCTAAATCATATGCCAAAATTGCAGCAGACGAAGGCTTTCACAGCACAATCGGTGCAATGAAATTAGAAGAAATCGCTACTACTCCAGAAGTTCAAGCACACGTGCTTAACATCGTAGACGGAATGCGTAAAGATTTGTTTGAAGTTTCATGTGCAAACACAGTTGAAGCATCTGGTTCACGTGAACTAGTTAACGAAGCTTACGGTTGGTAATATATCGTAAATGAATATTGGGTTAACACAACGCATATTCTATTACAA